CCGAGCGAAAATTATATGCAAAAATTAAAAAATCTATACCTGAAATTTCCTGGATTAGGCTTGAAAACAATAGCTTACTTGGTACTCCCGATCTATTGGGCTGTAATAGTTCTGGCCACTTTTTCACTGTAGAACTCAAAGTCACAAGAGGTAACAAGGTGCGCTTTAGTCCGCATCAGATTGCCTTCCATGTGAAGCATCCACACAATACTTTTATCTGCATTGAGCACCTCGGTTCAGGCACCGTGAAACTTTTTCGTGGTTCTCAGATCTTGGAGCTTGACGCTTGTGGCTTCAAGCTTGACGCTTGCTGCTTGGGGCTTGATGCTTGTCGCTTGTATCTTCAGGAGCTTGGGGCTTGACGCTTGAAGCTTGACGCTTGGGGCCCGGACCAGGCGAACGTTCGCGCTCACCGTCGTGAGCTCTTAAACTAATTGCCTGATCCAGTTTATTACGTAGCTTGCGTAATTCTTTATAATACTTTGGGTGTCTAAACATCATGCAATTTTAATGCTTCCCTAATCATATCTGCCAGCTGGTATTCATCACAGTATATATTATCTTTGTTAGATTTCAATATACCCTCCAGCTCTTCAATTATTTCTTTTTTGTTTTCAGTGTTTTCCATATTTTATAACCTTTACTGTTGAATCCCAGCATGCCCGGCAGTCCCTGCATTCGTTGTCCTGTTGAGCTGCGGGACAGGTAGCCCCTGATGTCACCACCTCGGAGCTGTTGGGCCACGAAGCAGGCGCCCGCTGGTCTACCATGGGCGCACTGAATCGTATGACTAAATTGTTGGGCTTGGCTGTCAGGTGGTCCTTTATCCATGCTTCACGGGTCGGTAACCAGTGACGCTTCTCAGGTGTCAACCTGCAGACTTTATAAATTTTATTTAAATGATCCAGGTCCTGGACGTCGCCGCTATCGTGCCAGCGAAACACGTCGGGCTTCTTGCTGTTGATCAGGTGAGCCATTGCCTGGACCCAGTCCGGCTGCTTAATAGCTGCCAGCCTCCTGTATTGCGCGTCTTGCACAACCTTGAAGACGTAACAGCCCTTGAGCGCGTAACAGTCGTAACATACTGAGCCCTTCACAGCCTGAAGCTTGCCGCCAGTCTTGCACTCTTTGGCAGGTAGACCTATGGACCAGCCAGGCATCTTTGAGGGCTTGCTCAGGCTGCCGCCTATAATCTTTAATGCTGTTTCTGTTTTCATATATCCTTTATAATCCTATAATCTTTATTTGTCAAGCTTGAGGCTTGCGGCTTGCCGCTTGGAGCTTGTTGCTTGATGCTTTTGAAAAACTTTCTACAGCTGCGCAGGTAGCTGGCCGGCAGCTCTCGATGGTCTCGTAAAAAATAATGTGTAAGATCGTTGTGTTTAATTCTCTTCATTGTTCTCCTCCCAGGACGCTCCAGCGTATTCCTCATACCATTGGTCAAAATCTCCCATTGCTCGATCATACATTTTTAATTGATCTGAGAACCA